TAGTGACTACGCCCGCATTCTTGATAAGGTTAACCGTTGCAATCTGAACATTCTTAATCTGCCTAACACCAGCAGCAGTAAATGCACCAACTACCGTGCATCCACCAGTGCCCTGAGTCTGAGCGTCAACCGTTCCAATACTAATATTGGAACAGGTCTGACCCGTGTTAGGTTCAATGTCCAATCCGCCCGGCATAGTTGTATATCCCGTGCCCCGACACACAACACTATTAATAGTGATGTTATCGCCCTGAACAATTGAAACCGTATTACGCCCTGTAGCAGCATCACTCACAGTTTCAGAGTGATTAATGAAAACATTATTAGCAGAACTGACAATGTAAACACCATCACCAGCAGGGTTGTAAGCATGAGTGCGCTGAATCTTGATGTTAGATCCGCCCTCAATTCTTACTGAATGCTTAGCCTCATCAACGGGCACAACTCCCGCACCAAAGTCATATCCGTTATTTGCAACGTTTCCGTTGGTTCGGATAACTCCCGCCCTGAAACCTACACAATTCTTAATGTAGATAAGTGAAACACGGGTAGCAGCATCAGCCCTCTTGATTCGTCCTTCCATATGGAAAGAGAAATCCGTAAGAGTGTCAAAGGTGAGAGATGCATCAATAACCCAATCCCTACCAATGTCATCAATAACAAGCCTAGCCTTACGGGCTATAGCCGCATCCCTAGCAAGGTTAAGAGCCGCATAGTCGCTAGCGGCTCCCGGCAAATACTTAGACGCATAAACGTCATTGAAGTTGGCCTTAACCCACGCGGCAACCTGAGCCGCTAGAGCCACATCGGTAGTGCGGTCTTCAAGATCATCAGCACGTCCCTCTAGGACCGTTGCGCGCCCCTCTACATCACCAATGCGCCCCTGAGTCGTGTTGTGTGCTGCCTCAAGTTTGTTATTAGCGCCGTTAACGTCACCGCGCCATGAGGGCTTATCAGTGTCGCCAAATAGCGGTAGATCGAGAACGTCGGTAAATGTAGATGCGCCCATTTGTTATGCACTCTCCAATGCGGTAACCCGATTCTGTAGGGTAACAATCTGACCTTGCAAATCATTACACCTACCAACCAAATCATTGTTTGCCGTTTCAATGCGTGCAAATGCCGCATTGATATCGCCCATCCAACTAGGCTTATCATCGTCTCCAAACTGAGGCAGTTGGAGAACACTAGTCTTAAGAACAGAACCCATATCAGATACTCATTTCCGCGTTAAAGGTTGGGTAGGTGACTGCTAGGTCATAGTGCCTAGCCGTATATTGCAGAGCGTCATATTCAGCAGCGGTCAAATCCAAATCATCGTAGTCCTTTGCAAAATATGCATAAACTCTGAGATTGTCATAAACGTTACTGATTACGGTAGACAGACCGGAAAGCAATGAGCCTGTAGTCGGATCAAATGCGATTGACTCATCATGTGAGCCCGCGATAAGAGCCTCAAGGTCACTACGCAATGCCGCTAGAGCGGAATTGAATTGAGCGGTAAGAGCGAGAACCGCTGAATTCAAATTGGCTGCATCAGTCTCAGAAACCTCATTGATGAAATCAATAAGTTCCTCAACCTTAGCCTTAAGCCCATGCAAAAGAGTTAGGTAAGTATCGTTATCACGATACGTGAATGGGGTGACCTGATTAATAGGCTCAAATGGAGCCAAACCAACCATAACCATAAGGGTATCCGCCTCTCAGCGATGTAGTAGCGAATTCGTCTCCATTATCCCAAACCATCATAAACAATGATTCCAGTTCCTGAATGACGTTCATATCAATATTCAAAAGAGACTTACGGTACTGCATCATCAGCGTTGCTTGATGCCCTTGAGAGCCACTGACGTTACGGCTGATCGTACCATCACCGACGTTTGACTGTGAAGCGTCAGACGTGCTAGAGCCTGTCACATTTGTCTGACCATTAGAATCAGACATACTACTAGCGTAATCCTCATTTCCCGACAATTGCGTTTGCGGGGTGTCTGAGGAAACGGCTCTAGCCTTGGAGTCGGTATCACTCTCATTAGTGCCAGTGGTGTTAGACGTTGCGGTTCCCGTGTTATGGGTTTCCGCTGTATCGTCGTAATCCATTGTCTTAAACGGATCAATTTCTTCCTGAACAGTCTTATACAACTGATTGTAATACGGCATAATCTCACGCATTTTGCGATTGAGTGCGAAACGAAATTGGCCCATTGTTTCCTGACCAATTTCATACATCATGTAGTGCTCAATGATTTTCTTATTCAACTTGGGGCGGTAAACCTCATCGAAAATAGGATACTTGCTAGCCTCATCTTCCAAGAAAATTGGCTCATCAAGATCAATCATTTCTCTGAGGCTAACGGTAAATGTTCCCATCTTATGCCTCCATCATTCCGGGGCTACCCGCTGTTGCTTTTTCTGCTGCGATATTATCAATATCAACATTCCAGTGAACTGAAACCTTGAGGTTATACATTTGATTGATAATCTCGCATGCCTGATTACGCGCATCTAGTGCAACGTTGCGGGCCATGAGAACCTGAGAGTTGTTAGCGGAAACCTCAGAGACCACTAGCCGTTCACGCTTATCCTGATTAGCGTTATTGATGCCTAGGAATGTCATACATTCATTCCACATCTTACCCTTAACCAATTGAAGATTAAGAACCTCATCCTTATCAATCTTCATATCAAGCAACTTGACCTTAGCGTCCATAGCATCGCCAAGTGCGTTGGTTCCGACGATAACGGGTTGCCCTTCCTTAACTTGCCGGTAGGCATTCATCATACTGAGTTTTTCGTTATCGTCCACGAAAATCATGTACGGGTGTCGATGGGCCATAAGGTTAATTTCAATGGTCCTATCAATCTCGGCACAACGCATAGCGTAAACCGATGCAATATCCCAATCAGGCATCCTGAGGAAGTTAGCCCAAATGGGTACGCACTCATCACCTTGCAACGTTTTGTTAATCATCGTATTTCCGATAACCGTATATGAGGTGGGGTTATCGTACATATTGATTTTACCCGTGCCGGAAGCCCTCAGAGCGAAATACCTATCGAATTCCTTATCAAAATAGAACACTGACAGCGCCCTATTAAAAAGAGTCAACTCCAAGAATCGCTCATCAATCCCGGTAGGAAGTCCTACCCACTTAAAACGCGCACAAGCAATTTCTGTAAAGATACGCAAATACATGCGTTCTTCAATTGCCTTACGGTTTCTTTCAGGATTGTTTCTAAAGCCGTCATAAATCGACCGCACGTAATCCTGTTTCTTATTACGGCTCACAATGTAACTCCGCTCAAGGGGTTGTTATCCGCCATATCGACATTACCAATCATATCAGGTGTAGCCCAAACTGTAACGCCTTTTTCGAAAATCCCTCTAATCGACTGACGGAATACCTCAGGGCACGTACTAGATGTAATATACGTTTCCTTAAGTTTCCAGAAAGTGAATTTATCCATAACCTGATATCCGTCAGGCATGCGCCCAAAGCGATTAACAGCGTATCCGTACCTGAGCCAAAACTCACCAACGGCCGCCATTGCGGCAGGCTGTAGAGTCTTAACCCTTGCAAATACACCCCACTTGAATGCTGCAAGGTTGAATGCATCGCCTCCGATTTGGCCCGACGATGTGGGCTGAATCATCTTTGCATCTTGCACTCGGGAGTTGATAGCGGCTAGCGCATTGGAATAGTCGCCCTTATTTGCATAGTTCGCATATTCCTTATTGGTGTCTCTAACAACGCCCATTTGCTTTTGACGCGCCTCATTCTGGCGCCATGATTGAGTGTTGTTAATAGCCGTAGACTGGTTGTTCTGATTAACGTCAATACCGTAACCAGCAACCTCATTACCAACAGCCATAAGAGATTTAATGGGATTGCCTCCCGCACCCATCAAACCGTTAACCATGCCCTGACCCATGCGCAAACCGCGTGTCTGCTCATACTGCATCATCTGAGCATTAGCCGCATCAACACCAACGCTAGTAAGTGAGCCTTGCATTTCCATTCCGGCTGTTGCCTTAGTGAAATCATATGCCGCGCTAGTCTGAGCCTTATTGAATGACCAATCCGCGCTAGAGTGCTGATAGGCAATTGCGTTACGGTTACTAGCCATGTAACTAAGATATCCGTTATTCACAATTGAGAATGTGGGAAGATCAAAGATTCCTGTAGCCATATCCAAGAACTCGCCTGCATATTGATTACTAGAATCGTAGCCCTTAGGCATGTTGTATCCCAAAGGTGAAATAACAATACGCGCGCCCGGTGGCATCAGGTGCATCATTTTAAGAACCTTAAGCGCGTCATTAGGAATACACTCAGGCTTAAGGATGATAGGGCTACCACTAAAGGTGGTGAGTTCCACAACAGTATAAGGGGCAGTAAGGAATTTCTTAAGATTGTCGTAACGCCCAAGAGTTACAGCACTACGGAAATCGGAGGAAAGAGTAATGATTTCCTCCGCTGGTTTCCAACCATTCATCTGATACATAGTTCCGGTGTCTCCGCTAGCCCCGCTATCGAAAACAACTGGATCATTAAGCATTTCCTCAGTAGTGAACTGAGGGACGGCCATAATGGAAATGATGCCCTGAGTCACCCAAGGCTTATCAGCCATATAAAACATGAAATGGTAAAATGCTGCTGGGGTGTTAAAGAAATAGGTTTCCGCACCATTGGGCATCAATTCAAAGTTTGAACCGTTGGCTGACGTGAGTGTCGGATTATTGATATCCCCGTATGGTGGAAGCAAACTGACCGTGCTCATAACAAAAATGCCATAAGCCTTAGTGCTAGCCTCAGGATCTTCCGGGTTACTCACCGCGATTGTATGGTCATACGCTCCCGCGATTACATATTCATTACCGATATCCAACCCCTCAGGAACAGTGAGATAAGTCCTACCGTTATCATCAAACTGATCCTCATTGGCAATTCCAATATGTCCACGCTCAATAAAGCAATTACCCATTTGGATATTACGACAGAACGTCTGCCAAACATCAAGTTGCACTTGGAGTTCGGTAGTGTTGGGGTTGATATAGCGAACATCAGTAATGAAATAGTAGAACGTCCTAGGAGTGTCGCCACCTAGGATCGGCTGAGCGGGATTGTATGCCCTGAGATAGTTAAACCGATACACCGTGTTAAATGGGAGATTAACCCTAACAGGATTTCCAGGCTTAGCATATGTCAAGTTGTTAATAGTGAATTGTGGAGTTTCCTTAGTAGCCAAGTACGCATCAAATGCGGCTTGAGTGTCATAGTAAACAATGTCACGATAATCTGAATTCCAAGGAACATTGGACAAAGAAATAATTGTGTTAGGTGTCCAAACCGCATAATTAAAATCTAGTCCTGCATTGGAAACCTGATCCGGAACCTCAGTAATCTGATTCATTAGAATGAAATCCCATACTTGGCTAGAGCCGCGCGAGTCTTAACCCCGACTACACCATCGGCTGACAAATGTGACCTACGCTGAAATTCGATAACAACCAACTTAGTCTTTTGCCCAAAGTCGCCGTCAGCAGAGAGATGTGAGTATGAGGGAAAAACCTTATTCAATCCCCGCTGCAATTCAATAACAGCCCGACCCTTAGAGCCCTGTCGGAGAATTGGCTTTCCAACATTCTGAGCCTTTTTGATTGCCGTACTTGCCGCCTTGACAACCTTAGTGATACCCGTATTGAAAACACCCTTACGGACCATTGCATAAAGAGCGTCACCGGGGCATGCGGTAGTGTGCAAGTCCCTATGACCCACAACCTTATTAGCCGCTCCCCATGATCGTGTCATGGCTACAGCCTCTTTGAGCCCCTGAATCAGTGCGGGAGGCTGAGCATCGCCAGCGCCCACCAATGCGCAAACCGCATAGTATTGCGCATTTGAGAGAGTTGTTCCATTAGCCGCTGAGCCTACGCCCTTACCGCGCCCCTCAAAAATGAATCCGTGTTCACAAACCAAAAGGTTATATGCAATATCAGACCACTTGCGGGTATGAATATGAAAACTCTGAATTCCCTTTACAACCTTGGCGCATTCAGTGTGACGGCGAGAACCCATATAAGGACCCTCCCAATGAATTGCAGTTCCGGCAGGCTTTGGTGAAATGTTATTCCGTACCCCTGTAGGTATCTCAGCGCCCCATTGCTTACGACTAACCAAAACCATTTCCTAATCCTTATCTGCTTAGACAAATGCCCCGCCCGGTACTAGACCGGGCGGGGCACCTGTTGGGTGAAGGAACCCGCCCCGGTGGAGGCTCAGACCACCGTGACATTCACAGTGTAGACCACTGGAGCGCCCGTGCCGGGATCGTAAGACACCGTAATGACATAGCCGTCAGTCTGGTTGCCCGTGAGCGTCACGTTAGCGTCACCGCCACCAGCGTTCACGACGATATCGGACTTACGGATCGGAGGCTCATAGTCCGCGAGAGGAACATCGTATGACGTATCTGCAACAGTGAATCCGGGAATCGGAGTACCCTGAATATTGATACTAGTCACACCGTCACCCTGAACGGGCCACTCGGGAACAACCGGACCAGCAACCGTAAGGCTCAGAGCCGTAGAGGCAACCGGGTCCTTACGGGTATCGGACGGATCGACATAGACACTACGGGCCGTGATAACCAGCGGACCAGCGCCCTCATCGCCACCAACATGTAGAACACCGGTCTTAGTGACATAGGTCTTAGTGGAAGTGGAACCGGTGACAGTGTAGGAAACCGCCCCAACTTCACCACTAGTCATAGTTGCCTCAGACCCGAGTTCATAGATATTTCCGCGCTGAACAGTAGTCTGAACGTTGCCGTCAATATCAGTTGCTGCGGGAGTAGAAACAGACGCAACAGAATCCGAAATCGTAATCACCTCATCGTCCTGACCCGTCCAGAACATAACAGCAGGGACAAAGCGCGATGCGCTAACAACCTGATGGTGATGGAGGAAATAGTTATTAGAGCGAGACACCGGGTTAAACTGGTTAGTAGTTTCCAGAGCGGTATCAGCAATAACAAAGAAATCCTTAGTGGTCAGGATTGCCTGAGCACCCTCAACACGGAACTGGTCAGCCGGGATCGGCTGAACCTTTCCGTGCATAGCCGCCTTATCAATATTGAATGCTCCCGCGAGAGCCTCAACATCAATAGCAGCGTTAAACTCAGGCGTGACAAACAGATAAAGATCGCTGGCATCAGCAAACGTAGGCATCTTAGCCGCATTATACTTAGTGCTCAGGAACTTAAGCGTATCCGCCATTGCGCGCATCTTACGCAAAGCCAACTTAGCATCTGCCTCATCAGACTCAATATCCCTAACATCAGGGACATTAACGTGATAGAACCCGCCAGCATTTTCATACTTGGCAAAGAGGCTAGTAGTGAGCAGGAACTCATCCCACTGGTCAGACGTGGAGGGAGACTCCATCAACTTATTTACAAAAGTCGTAAGACCATTCGGGTCAAGAAACGCGCGCCTAAGCATGGGCTCATTAACGCTAATCTTATAGTAGTTCTGGCGGTTCACCTTATGGAAATTAGCCTGAACCTCAGGGGTCTCAGTACCAAAAATCGCATGCTCCATGTACTCACGGTCAGGGTCATAGACGTGAGCCTCAAGCAGACCGACCTGAATTTCCTCAATAGTATCTCCAAACGTAAGTAGTCCACGCTTAAAGGGGGCAAGAGGATTAGACCAGTTGGTGTTACGCGCAATAACCATTCCGATACGGTTAACCAGCGCATCAATAAACTCATTGTAAAGCGTGCGGTGATTGGTCAGATTCTTGACCGTATCAGAGATACCGGCATCAGTTGCCAGTGGAATACGACGCTGATACTCCATAGAAGCATCGGCGCGGATCGCATCGAGAACTGCCTCATTGGGCACATTCCTTAGCGGGTTGATTTCGAGTTCAGGCATTTAAAAGATCCTTTCAAGATCCAAATAGAGAATCAATACCGTGTGAATCGGATTTGTTATCCTCATCATTATCATTCTCACTGTCTGACCCGTTATCCCCGGCTGTCGCCATAAGCAGATCATAATTCTTAGCCTTTAGACGACTAATCTCAGATTCGTATTCTTGTGTACGACTCTGCAATTCCGAAACCTTTGCCTCAGAACCCGTGGAAAAATCGTCCCATGCCTTTGTGAGATCATCATAAATAGACGCTGGCACCCCATCCTCAGGTGGGTTGCGTAGCGTCTCTACGTACTCGCGGAAATCCATAAGGATACAGTACCAAAAGGTGGTGCCCCGTGCAATGGCTAGTAAGCCTTGCACGG